TAGTATTAGCCATATTTTATTTCCTTATAAAATAATTTTAAAAAAACTCTCACTTTTTTCGAGAGCCACCAAAACTTACCCTAGACTGTCTGTCAATATTGACAGGCATCTCGGGACGTTGTTCCCTTAGAATGTCGTTATCAACGGATTTTACTTGATCGGCTGTAATGTTCTCAAAATATTTTCTGCGTTGTTCGACTACTTCTTCAGGTATCCTTGCCAACACAAGGCCACCAACCCCGATTAACCCCTGATATTGTCCTTCTCGCACTACTGGATAGTCATGATCGCCTAATTGGTTTTTAATTTCTTCTGCTCTTACAAATTCCCAACCTTCTCTTAGTTTTTTAGACACATTCCCTGTGTCCATGAAACCAACACTTTCAGTTCTTATCCAACGATGCTTAAATCCTTTCGGTGCAGGAGGTGCATCCAAACTTGATGGAGGAGTCCAAGGTTTATTTCTTGTTTCTACTTTTTCCCTTGAACTGCGTGAAGTTCTATCTATTTTTTCAGTCATATTTACCCTTTCACGTGTTTAGCGTATTCTTCTAATGGCACTCCTAGTTTTCTAGCTATTGCTACCTGTGAACGAGTGAGTTTCACAGTTCTGCGTCCTTGCTGTTTACGCCCCGCTGAGGCAACAGTTTGAACTGGTCTTTCTTCTGCAAACTTATTGGGAAAGTTCTCCCTCATTTGTTTGTTTACTTCAGTATAATAGTCATCAGACTCTGGGTCAAACCCCTTTTGAACTAAATCTGTATGAATAGTATACGCAGCATTTGTCATAACCTTATCTTGACCAAACCAAGTGTTTTCATCTGCCCAAGCTTTTGCTTTCTCACTTGGCTCTTGTTGTGGTATAGGTTGTTGTTGTGGTTGTTGTTTTGCTAATTCCTCTGCTTCAGTTTTTTGCTGCTCTAATTGTTCTTTACGCATCTTTGCTTTCTCTTTTTCAACAGCTAATGCAGTAAGTTCTTGGTTAGCAGTCATCATAGAATCATAATCTTGTGATTCCATGGCAGTTTTTAATTTTTGTTTTACTTGTTCTGTTTGAGCATCAACTCTAGTTTCATACTCTTTAACAAATGACTCATCAACAACATTTTTATCTTTTTCTGCTTTGTTGTATTTTGTTTGTAACCCTTTTGCATAATCAAGAGCTGCTTTCTCTCTTCTCTCAGCCTCTCTCATTTTTCTAGTAAGCTGATTAATTCTTTTTTGTACAGTATCAGAAACTTGTTCTAGATTATCTGATTTATCCAAAGGTATCTCTTTTTGTACCTCAGCTTTTATGTCTTGTTTGATAGGATCAGAGTATCCTAAATCTACTGGCTCTAATTCAGGTTTTTCTTTTTCTGTGGTAGAGTCTTGTTCTACCTGTATGTCTTTTTCATCAATTCCGTCTGTGTCTAGTTCAACTTGTTGTTGTTCTGCCATAACTACTCCTTAAAATAGTGCGAGGATGTCCTCGGGTTGTTGTATTGTTGCAATAATCTCATCATCGTTTAGTATTCTGTGTTCTCCGTACTTTGTTTTAAACCTTGCACCAGCATATCTACCATAAACTACAAACTGTCCTCTTTTACACCAGGGACCTTCCGGAAATTTTGTTTTGTCTTTATAACAAAGATCACCCATTTTAACTACAAGACCAACTACAGTTGTCATCTCCATAGTTTCAGCAGTTTTATCAGAAAGTAAAATACCACCTTTAGTCTTCTTTTCTGGTATGTAAGGTTTTATTAACATTCTATATCCAACAGGATTAGGTAGAATATTGTAGTATTCTTCTCTTTCTTCTTTTGTCAATGGTATGTTGGTTTTTGTTTTAGGTTTGTTTGGTATGATTAGTTTTGGTTTTTTCTGTATCTCTAAACTCATATTTTATCTTCCTTTTTTAGCAGGTCATTTATATCCTGAAGCAACGACTCTAATGCGTTGATCTTACCTCTAGCATATTGCAAGTTTTCTATTGTGTCTACACCATAAATGAGATCTTCTTTATATTTATCTATATTTTCTTTAATTTTAGCTCTTAAAACTTGTAGTGTATCTATATCGTACATTAAGCATGTATCCTTAAATGATGCTTAGGACCTAGTTTTTTTCTATGTCTTATAGCAGCTGGTTTGTATCTTCTTTTAATATGTTTAGTTTCTAGTTTTACAAATACTTTAGATTTTTTAGCCATTACTTTTTAATAACTTTTGTATCTACTTTTTTAATTTTGTCCAGGGAGCGCAATCCTCCGATGCCCAGCATGCCGAGCAAAAGCGGCATCATGATCGACATGTCAGCTTGTGGAACAGTAATACCAAATCCTGCACAAATCGGAGCTACCATGAAGTTTATACCTAGCGATAACGCACAAATCCATCCGCACAAGGGTCTCCACGAGGATTGAAACCAATTACCTTTTGCTTCTTCAGTGTTTAATTTTATTTGAGCTAATGCTAATTCTTGAGCATGTTTTTCTGCCATAGTAGATATTTCATGACTTAGTTGTGCTGCTTTATCTTTATCTCTTACAAACTTGCTTATAAGTTTAGTTGCTGGTCCTATTAACGCAGTTAGTGCCATTATTTAACTCCTATAAATTTTTTACCTTTTACTTGTATATCACTAATACCTTTGATGTCACTTTTCACTCCATTTTCTCTATGAGGACATCCAGGCATATTCATCATATTGCCAATACTTACCATAGTAATAATTAATCCTCTAGGATTAGGTCCCTTTTTTGGTGGGGGTCCTTGTCGCTTGCCTTTCATTATTTTTCTCCATATCATTCAAAATTTTCATCTCTTGTAGGTCTAGCTTTTCATCTGCTACACGTATTCTTTCTTTACCTGCCTCTTCGGCATCTTCTCTTTTCATCCTATCTAAGTCAAGTCTTTCTTCAAACTCATTAATTTTTCTTTGCATGTCCATAGCATTTTCTTGACCTCTTCTTTGAATATCCATAGCACGTAAATCAAGTTCTCTATTTTTTAATGCTACTAATGGATCTTGTTTACCACCTTCTTGTTCTGCAAAAATATTAGTTAATACTGCAATTTGTTCTGCAATCATACTTTCTGTTTCTGCTAAATAAGATTGTGGATCTCTTTGTTCTAATGCCACTAAATCAGGTCTGTTTGTTTTAACTTCTAAGAAAACTTGTGCTCTAGCTTTCATAGAAATGTGTTCTTGTACATGTGCACTTAACAAGGCATGTACCATAGCATTTGCTTGAACCATTCTTGTCTTCATAAAAGCAACATGTGCTGCAATGTGAGCATCATGGTTTTGAAAATAGAAAGCTGTAGGTATTTTCATACGTAAAGCATCAGAATTTTCTGCACCTGGATCTTTAGGTGTTGGTTTATCCTCTGGTTTAAGTATTTTATCAATATCTTTTGTCCCCATTGCTTCATAAACACGTTTATATGCCTCTCGAAGGTTATGAAGTTGTGGATTTGACTGTGCGATTTGTAATTGTTGGCTCGCAAGCGTAATTCTTTGCGATAAACTAAAAATATTTGGGTCTGCTACTGGAATTACATCTACTTCAGGGCTAAAATCCAGCATTTTTATCATTCGATCACCACCTGGAACTGCATATGGGTAGGTAGGAGGCAGGTAAGTGCCAAAAACACCAGCTAAAAGTCTAAATTCTATACGCATCGCATAGTAACAACGCTTATGTATGGCACTCATTACACGTGAACCACGTTCAAGGAGAGCTAACGTAGTTCCAACTGCTCTATTCTGTTTGTCTTCTCCCGTTTGCATGTCCATGACACCCGCAAATTTTTGTCCAGCTTGTACAACAAACCCTAAAAGTTGCATTAAAGTAGCACTTGGCTCTTTAAATGGTAGCATCATAAACTGATCTTTAATATTTCCACCTGGTGCATCTACATCTCTAAACTCTCCAGGTTGAAAAGCTTGGTCATCATCTCTAACTCGTATACCCCTTGACTTAAAACCAGCAGGTAAGTTAGATAATGTTCCAGCATCTAGTAATTGTCTTAGTGCAGCAGTAGCAGTTCTTGATAAACCACCAATCATATGTATCAAACCAAACCCGTAAAATCCTAAACCAGGTAAAAATTTGTAATGCACAAAATATTCTTTACGATTCATTTGTGGATCGTCAGGGGAGTAATTTCTGTAGATAGATAATACTTCTTGTGAACCTTCATCTATCGTTACGATGTAAGGTATCTTTACATTTTTTTCATCAGTTTGTGGACCTAAATATTCTTCTATATCTAAGTGTACGTGCATTTCTAAAATGTTAAATTGATAATCTGTATCATTTTCATCTACACCCTCTAATTGGTTATACTTATCTTGAATGTCGTTATCATCGGATCGAGAAGGTAATATGTCGACTTCACGATAGAAGCCAGCTACTTGTTTTTTCAAAACTTCGTTTTCAGACATTTTAACTACATGCGTGATTCTTTCGGATTCTTTTATATCTGTTGCATAGTAAGGGACAACTAAATCTTCTGCTGGTACAAACTTAGCTACAGCTCTACCCATCACTTCATCATAGTAAACCTTTTTAAACGCTGACCCTGCAAGTGGTAAATAAAACAATAGTTGGTCAAAGTCAGTTGTATATTCTTCCATCTTGTCTGTTAACATATAATTCATAAAATCTTTTACTCTTTGAGCTTGTTCAGATTTTTCTGTTGTGACATCACCAACTACTTGTGTGTTAACTGGACCTTGTGATGGTAATAATTCTTTGTAAGCTTGTGCTTGAAATTGTGTTACAGATTCTGCAAGTAATGGATGTGTTACAGAAGATGCACCTGTAAAAGGTCTTGCTTCTTCATTATACTTAAAACCTAATAAATCTAATCCTGATGTATAAGCTTTTTCCCAATCACTTCTTGATTGTTTATCTTTTTTATAATCAGTTATAAGTTCACCACCTAGTCGTGATAAAACAGTATCATCCATCTCTTCAGCAATATTTGCATAAAACATTTGCTCAGCCATTGCTGCTTCTTGAGCCATTTGTTCTTGAGCTTGTTGCTCGTCTACTGGCTCCTCTACTTCAACATCAACTTCTTCGACACCACTTTCTACTTGGTCGTCTTCAAACTTTTCTAATTTTTCTACATCCATATTAACTCCACTTAAATAAGTCTACCACTAATCCACCTTTTTTGTAAGTGGTCATCGGTATATTCTTGAACTCAGGTCTTACTTGAATTGAAAAAGCTTCATAGTATAAATCAGGATCATCTTTTTGCACTTGTATAATACTATCTCTACTTATATTAATAGGTACTTCCTCTCTAGTTCTAAAAGCAGCTATGTGTTCTCTACCTTTGTATACTTCTCCAGTATCTACATTAAGATAATCTTTTTCTTCTCCTAATACTTTAAAAGGTTTATCTGGATCTGATTTAGCTAATCTTATTGTGCCTACATTTAAATCATATCTTTTGCCTAATGTTTTCATAGCTTCAGGTAGAGCTGCTGGACCATCTTTTAGTTCTGAATAGGGTATCATTGGTTTACCAGAACCTGGTGCTTTTGGAACTCTAGTTACTAATTTAGGATTCATGTCTCTTTGTTTTCTAGAATTTTTACTGCTAAGCTTTACATTAGCACTACCTCCACCTCTATAGTTACCATACCATTCTAATTGTTTTACAACTTTACCATCTCCTCTTTTAAAACCAACTAACTCAAAAGGTTCTATAGCTACGTAATCTGTTCCCTCTCTTGCAGCTTTTCTTAATAAATATCGTATGCTTAAACCTGCCCATTCTTTATCTTTAAAAAAAGGAACATAAGGTAACTCATCAGCAGAGGGCATAGTTATAGGTGCTTGTTTAGGAGCTTGACTTTTTATGTAATCTATCTCATCTGCTATTTTATTAAATTCACTTTGATCAGCTTTGGTCATAAATCTACCTTTAGCTGCAAGTTTCATGAGGCTGTCGCCTTTGTCTTTTAAAGTATCTCTATTTAATAAGTTATTTAAATCTTGTCTATTAAAAGGATTTTTTCTTAGCTCACTTGCTTTTTCATAAAACTTTTTTGCTGCCTCTTTTATAGGACCAGAAGCTAATCGTTCTTCAGCGGATAAGTTTGCATAATTTTCTTGTAGCCTTCTTGCTTCATCTGTATTCATTTCTCTTAAAGTTTTTTGTATAAAATTATCTCTAACCCTTACTAATTTTTCTGCTTGTTTTTGTAATTCATCAGATTGTATTTCAGAAGCTACAGTAGCTTTTTTATTACCTGGTCCTTCTACTTTTCTAGTGCCACCTCTTATGTGAAAAAATTGACCTAGTATAGGTTTGCCAGTTGGGTCTTCAGAATAATGAGACCTTCTATATAAATCTTGCATTCCTGGTGGTAATTTTTCAATCATATCATTGTCCATATATAAAATATCTTCAAAGTAATCTTCACTACCCATATAACGATAGTTTCTATTATGAGCCTCAGAATATTTAGCAACAGGATCTACATTCTGCCCAGGTGTGTTTCTATTAAAATTATCTTTTATAGTATTACGATTGTAAAATAATTCATCAAAAGTTTTACCCTTAAACTGAACATCATCTATTAACCTAGAACTAACTCCTATGGATCTTGCAAAATCTAATGTATTAGGTAACACATCAAAACGCTGCACATTATCAATAGTACCTGTTTGAATACCATATTCAAATAATCCTGTATAATTTTTTAAACTTAGTTTTTTTTCTAATACTTGTTCTGCAACTCGTAAATTATTTACTGTATCTTCACTTGCGGGCAATTTTTGTAAGTCTCTTATTTTTTTCTGTAACTGTTCTTTATTTAAACCTCTAGTAAGTTCATTAGCGTCAGTTATTTCTTTATCTAAAGCTCTTAGGTCATTTAGATAAGCATCAGCTTGTTTTTTGAAATTTGTAGTTCCGTATTTAATAACTTTAATATTATTAGATGGTGATCCTCTTATAAAACTTAAGATAGTAGGTATACTTAGTTTTGCTTTTTTACCATCAGCATTTTGAGATAAATCAAACAACACACCACCTTTTAAATTACCTCTTGTATCGTAAGTTGCTATTGCAGCATCTTCTACTTCTTGAAGAGGGACTGCTCTTTTTCTAAGTGCTCCAGTACCAGGTTCTACATATTCTAAATCCATTTTACTCCTAAATATAGAAGACCACTCTCCAGGAGTTCTTGCTTTTTTATCAGGGAGTTTTGCAACATAATCATACAAGGCAGGACCTACTCCATACAATTCATTTTTATCAGCAGTACCACCCATTGTTAGTGGTTGTTCGTTTACAGCTTTTTCTATTCTACCAAGTTCGTCATCTGCTTCTTTTACAAATTTTTTAGAATCTTGTAGTGTGACTAAAGCTCTTTGATTTATAGCAGGATCAGGTGTTACTTCTTTTACTGCTTGGTCTACATCTACAACTTCATCTTTTGTTAAATCTCTAGGTTTTGTATCACGTAAAAATTGTCTGGCTTCTTTGACCGCCTTCTTACGATTCAATAATAAACCAATTCCACCAGCAAGTGCAGCACCTACACCCGCTACTGTACCAGCACCGATACCTGAACTTTCGTCTTCCATTAACTTCCTTTTTTAGGTCTGCCTCTTCCTCTTTTCTTTTTAGGAAGACACTCACATAATTTTCCGAATAATCTTTTTTTAATTTTACTAAATATATTTTTGATTTTTTGTATCATACAATCCTCAATAATAGTTGTACTCTTTTGGTGGTCTATCTTCATTATCTATATAATCTGAATATAGTTCCACAAAATTACCTTTTCTGTATCTTAACATTGCTTGGGACATACTGTCTACATAGTCATCGTTTGCACCATGAGGAAAAGCTGCACACTCATCTATCACGTCATCGGCAAATTTTTCACCAAACGGAAACCATACTTGACCACTCTCGAAAATAGGAGCTACCACATTTACCCTAGTATGTTTATCATTACCCTTAGTTGGTACAAATGGTACAACAGGTATACCCATTCTTCTAAACTCTTGAGTCAAAGGCTCTCCACTTGCTTTTTGTTCTATCACTACAGTCTCAGGTTCCCAATATTTATAGGTATCTAATGCAACCGCTTTGAGTTCTGGAAAGTCATACTTGCCTCTAATCGCATCTAGCAAAATTATATTTGGTGTTACTTCATCTGGATAAAAGATACCCCAAGTAGTAATCGCACTATAGTCTGCTGTTTCTTTTTTGCTAAAAGCTGTATCGTAACTTTGTATGATGTGTACTAAATTAGGTATGGTTTCTTTCTCCCAAGGTTGCCACCATTCTCTTTTTATTATCGCACCTTCTTCGGAAGTTGGTTCTTGCATATATTGAGCTGACCAGTTTCTAATTGGTACAGAAGACTTGATTGTTTCTAATTCTTCTAAGTTCCAATACTCAGGCCATACAGGGTTTCCTGATTCGAGGATGGCAGGAAAAGAAATTTGTCGCCATGTATCTGCTTTAGGTTCTGTTTGAGCACGTAACAATCTGCCAGTCAAATCATCTTCTGCCCATCGTGTCATCACTAAAAGAATCGAGCCTCCAGGTTGCAATCTTTGTCTGGGTCCTGAAGTGTACCAATCATATGCACGTTCCATAGCAATATCAGACATTGAATCTTGTTCCGTGTGTGGATCATCAATGATCAGTAAATCTGCACCACGACCCGTGATAGACGCACCAACACCAGCTGCATAATATTCACCACCTTTATTAGTTTCCCACCTACCTTTTGCTTTGGAGTCCTCACGAAGTTTAACATCTCCAAAAATTTGTTTGTACTCTGGTGAATCAATAATGTTACGAACCTTACTTCCGAACCTTACTGCTAGTTCTGTGTTATGAGAAACTTGCATAATTTTCATTTTTGGAAACTTACCAATAATCCAGGCAGGAAAATATACGGAAGCAAATTCAGATTTCGTGTGTCTTGGGGGCATGTTAATTATGAGCCTTCCTTTTTTTTCTGAAGCTATCTTTGTAAACTCGTTTGCTATTAACTGGTGGTGTCCAATGTTATTCTTTTTTGTAGTTTTTCGGTAAATGAAATCAGGCCAGACT